GAGCCATTGCGTATCCAAGGGGATTGATCGTCATCTTGGCGCGGATAGGGAGGTGATAGGGGCAGCTAGCATGCGGGGAAAATCAAAAGATAAAATATATGGTGATTATGCTGGACACTGGAAGATAACCGCCCCGGCAACACCCCAGGCGAAGCAGTGGGAAGGATGGGGCACAGCCCTGAAGCCAGCCCTGGAGCCTGCATGCCTGGCAAGGAAGCCGATATCGGAGAAGAGCATCGCCGCCAACGTGCTGAGATGGGGTACAGGCGGGCTCAACATCGACGCATGCCGTTTCTCCTACGGGGATCCATGCTGGGTGGGGCCGTCGGATGAACCAAAAATACAATGGCAGTCCCCCAATAGCGCAGGATCCTCTTTTCCTTCGCCTAGAAAAGAATTTACGATTTTCAATGTTTCATCATTAGGAAGATGGCCGGCCAACATCTACGCATGCCCGAAGCCTTCCAGGACGGAGAAGGAGGCGGGGCTCCGCCATCTGGAGCCGATAGCCGGTCATGACGCTGTCTCCAGGAAGGAGGGCTCCGCGGGGCTGGACAATCCAAGGGCAGGCGCTGGAAGAACAGCCGATGCAATCCGGAACACCCACCCGACCGTCAAGCCGTGCGGGCTCTTCCGATGGCTCTGCAGGCTGGTCACGCCGCCCGGGGGAACAGTCCTTGATCCATTCCTGGGATCTGGAACGACAGCCGCCGCTGCCGTCCTGGAGGGCTTCGATTCAATCGGCTGCGAACTGACCGAGGAGTACCACCCCATAATCGAGGGGCGGATAGCCCGTGCGTTCCAGGACTGGAGGGATGAGAACCGTCAATACAGGCTCTTCGGATGACGATCAGGGGCATGGCGAAGGGCCTGCGCAGGCTCAGGGAGAGATCCGTACGGGATCCGCTCGCCTATTACATGCCCACGCCTCCGCAGGAGGCTTTCCACCGTGATCCCTCCAGGATCAAGCTGCTGCTTGGGGGAAACCAGGTCGGAAAGACGGTAGCTGCGGTGACGGAACTCCTCCACCGATGCCTGGGGACCCATCCGTACCTGGAGACCCCGGATCCCCCGATAACGGCGTTCCTGATCACGCACTCGCACATGCAGAGCGTGACGATCCAGGACAAGCTGTACGAGATGTGCCCCAAGGAGTCACTTCATCCGGACTGCGAGTTCGTGCCGGGGAAGGGCTTCCGGGGAATCCATCCGATCGTGCGCTTCTCCAACGGATCCCTGATCCAGATCAAGACGGCCAACCAGGGACTCGGGCTGGCGTCCGCGACCGTCAGCTATGTGGCGATTGATGAGCCCGTGGACCAGTACGCATGGGGCGAGCTGGCTGCGCGCGTCCTCCGCGGAGGCTCGGGAGGGGGGACTGGCACGATAGGGATCACCATGACCCCAGTGGGGCAGGATGTCGAGTATCTGCGCACCCTGGTCGAGGCGGGGCATGTCTCCTGCCACCGCGCCCCGCTGACGGTGGAGGCGACCACGCCCATGGGCTGCGACCCGATCATCAGCCAGGATCAGATAGACCGCATATCAGCCACCTACCTGCCGATCGACAGGGCCGCCAGGCTTCACGGTGACTGGAACGTGGGGATCCCGGAGGGCAGGATCTTCGATTGCTTCGAGGAGTCCATGATAACCTCCCAGCCCGCGCCCCGGGGGAACTACCAGTTCGCCATCGGCATCGACCACGGAAGCCAGCCGAACGCCCAGGTCGCTCTCCTTGCGGCGGTGGAGATGACAGATCCCATGCAGCCCGTCATCCATCTACTGGACGAGTATGTGAGCGGGGCCGCGCCGCCGGAGAGGCATGCCATGGCGATCCTGGAGATGATCAAGCGCAACAGCCTGGATCCTGGACAGTTGAGATGGACGGGCGACAATGATCACCCCGGCGGCAGGAGCGGCGCGGGCAGGATGAGCAACAGCATGCTGATGAGGGCTTTCGAGCGCGTCCTGGACTACCCGGCGGGGAATCTTCCCTGGCGCATATCCACGATCAAAAAACCCCGTTATAGTGTATACTATGGATCAGCCATGATACATTCCTGCATGGCTCGCCGGCAATTCTACATTAGCCCGAATTGCCAGCGCACGATACTATCCATTCAGAGGTGGACGATGAAGCGGAATCAGTCAGCTAGATCCAAGGATCAGTGGGGTCACTGCATAGACGCCCTGAGATACACCGTAGTACCCACCATGGACATCAGGCATGTAACGCCCGCCCACAGAATCAGGATGTACTGACATGAAGATGATCTCCCCTGTAAAGCCCCAGGCCCCGACAACAGCCACCGGTGAACGGTGGCGGCACTCCGCACTCCGAAAGCGGCTGATCCTGGGAGCCTGGCAGCAGGATCTGGAGGATACCCTGGCGATGCATCTGCCAGCCGACCGGAGGGAGTCCTGGGGTCCGTCCGACATGTCCAGCAATCCATTCGAGCAGATCACGCGCCAGCTGAGCGTCCTCTATCATGAGATGCCCACGGTGACCCACATGGAGGATCCGATCGACGCCCTGATCGGGCGGAACGGCCTGGCGACGTACGCGGGGCTGTGGCCGCTGATGCAGCGCACCCAGCAGATGGTGCTCGGCATGCGGGAGGCGGTCATGCGGATCGATGTCCGCCCCGATCTGGAGAACAGCATAATAATTTCAGGTCTCCAGTACCGGCTGGTCACATCGGATTACGTCTACATAGAGGCGCACCCCGACCAGCCCGATGTTCCGATCTATTACCTGGAGTACCGTCTCCGTGAGTACGATGGATCCGAGATCTGGATCGCCGATGAACTGGACATCAGGGATCCGTACAACCCGACATTCCGCATGAGGAAGATCGACGCGGGGGGATCCCTGGGGATCGATGTCACCGAGCACTACATGGACTACTCCGCCGACGGTGCTGACTATCCGTACCGTGATTCACGCGGGATACCGTTCCTTCCTATCGTCCTGTACCATGCGGAGAGGACTGGCAACCTATGGGATCCGTACAACGGATCAAATTCAGTAGCGGGCTCACTGACGAGCGCACTGCTGCATACTTTCTGGACGCATCTGATGAGGGATGCCTGCTGGGCGCAGAAATACGTGGCGGGGCTGTCCGTGGCTGGGCTCAACCAGATGGACCAGGACCAGGTCTCCAGGCGGTCAGCCGTCAGCACGGATCCCAGCTCGATCCTCGTGTTCGCACAGGATCCCGAGGCGCAGGGCCAGCCGCTGGTGGGGACCTTCCAGGTTCCGGTCGATCCGGCCAAAGTTCTGGAGGCCATAGCCCAGTATGAGACCCGGGTTGCCCTGTCCGCGGGACTCTCCCCTGGCGACATATCAAAGACCAGCGGGGATCCCCGAAGCGGGTACGCCCTGGCTGTCAGCAAGGCGGGGCAGAGGGATTCACAGAAGAAATTCGCCCCTGTGTTCCGGATGGCCGACGAGGAACTGCTGGCGAAATCCGCCATGCTGTCCAACCGCTTCCTCGGGACCAGCCTGCCCGAATCAGGCTACAGGGTGCAGTACCATTCCATCCCCCTGACGCCGGCGGAGATGAAGGCGCAGCGGGATGACATCATCGGCAAGATGGACGCGGGGCTGATGAGTCCGGTGCAGGCGATCATGGAGATGTACGATGACATGGACAGGATGGAGGCTCAGAAGATGCTGCTGGAGATCCGCCGGGAAAGGGCGGAATTCACATGATGAACTGCGAGCACTGCGGGCTGGAACTGAGCACGGGGCGCGACACCGTGGAATGGCTGGCGACGGCTGCGGGGAAATGCCTGCAGCACACGATCAGGACAACCCACAGGAACTGTCAGTACTATGACACGCGCCGCCAGTGGATGGATCAGATGAACCTGTTTGATCGGTGGCTGCCATTGGAGGGTCTGCGGAACCATATCCCGCTGGCGATGTCGATGGAGTGGGACAACCGGTTCCTGGCGCATGAAAAGCTTAAAAAGACAATCTCAAGATCCAAGGAGGCAACATGGAGAAGAGGCTGATAGACGGGGTGACATACGTCCCCCAGGAGGACATGCAGAGGGCGTTCGAGGAGCGTCTGCAGAAAGTGACGGCCGCAAGGATAACCGCCGAGGACAGGGCGGCGCAGTTGGAGTCCGATCTGGACGCAGCTACGGGACGACTCGGCACATTGGAGACCCTGAACAGCAGGATCTCCGAGCTGGAGAGCAGCCTGGACTCCGAGAAGAGCAGGTTCAGCCGGCACACCGCCATGGCGGACAACGGCTGGACGGATCCTGATCTCAGATCCGCCGTGGAATGGTCGTACGACCGCGCCATGGCGGCTCTGCCGAAGAAGGACCATGTCCCGCTGTCCGACTGGCTGTCGGCGATCCGTGAGAACCCCGATACCGCTCCCAAACTGCTGCGCCCGCATCTGGTCAAGGCGTCTC